GTCAGCATCATCCCGTACTGACAGACAAAGGCTGGCGAATGGTACGACAACCACAGAAACTCTTTGGAACTGTGGCAGTGTCACATAAGTACTACACGGACGAGAGAACCGCGCGAAGATACTTTGCAACCATTGGATACGCAGAAGGCCGGCTAAACAGCGGTGTGCCAATGGTAACAGCATTTGCAGAGATGTTGCTAGCGTGGGGACAGGGAAGACAGCTCCTGCAGGAGGTGCTCAAGCAGTATAGGTATAAGAACATACCACCGGAACTACAAGTCACGGTAACGGAAGCTGCAAGAGCGTCTTTTGAGCTCGCCTTCGGGTACTCTCCCAGACAACAAAGAATATTCGAGGCCATGTGCGAGACAAGCCACGAAATGACCTGGGAAGAAGGAAGCACAGGAGCGACCTGGCTAGAGGAATTCTCGTTTTTCTAGTCAGGCATGTCCAAGCAAACAAGACGTTAAACTGATTGCACCGCCCAAGTGGTGTTGACAGCGAACAGAAGAACGGGTAACATACAGGACCACCGCGAAGAAGTCCCTAAACTCAACTCGCAACTCGCTATAACACACATCACACGAATACACTCATATCATGACCAAATCCAAGCCCAAGAAACTCCCGCAAGCGCGAACCAAGGCCAAGCCAGGCGACGCGCATCCATGCTGGCTGAACGCCCTCCTCGACCCAGCTGGGTCGGAGACATGTGTCGTCCCGGACGAACATGTCGGAGGCGTCGTCCTCGGACGCTCGGTCACCCCATTCTCTTTCCAACTGAAGGATCTTGACACCACCAACATCAGTACCGTCACAGGCGGTCTGGTTGTGGTGGCACCGATCCCCCACCATGCCATTGAAGTCATCAGCTACAAGTCGACAAGTAACTGGGCTCCAGCCAATGCTCAGGTGCAACTCGATTCCGCCAACGTCAATGCCCTGTTCCCCAATCCAGCGGGGGCAGGTAGTAAAGATGCATACCGGGCGCGATGCACCGCGATGAGCCTTGACCTGTCACTCGACATGCAAGACAGATTGTGCTCCGGCACCATCGACGTAGGTTTCATGGGTCTCGACGCGGACGCCGCGAAGACCACGAATGACACGTTTGGCATTTTCGTTGCAAAGGAATCTGGAGGTGGAGCTGTCTCGATCGACAATGTCCGGCACCGGATGCTCGAGCGAACCAAGTACACGCTCGATTCCACTACCAAGAACGTAACCGTTACCTGGAAGCCTTCGGGAACTCCGCACTTTTCTGCGATTTCAGAAACGGGAGCCAACCCCTCCGCCAAAACCCTCGTCTCTACGGGTTTCAATTCGAACGCCATCGTTCTGCAAATCACCGGCGTTCAATACGACTGGGGTGGGACCACCCCCAGCATTGGGGCAATTGACGGCCCACTCGTTGAATGTACTCTCACACAACACTGGGAGATCATCCCAGTCGACCCCATGGCGATGGTCACCTCGCCAGTGCGCTCAGTCTACGACCCGAGCGCGTTGGCGGCGGCACTCAATGCTGTCGCACTCACCGATTCCACAAGACTCATCAAGAACAGACCAGCAAAAGCCGGTGTTGTCGAGGCCCACCCAGCGTGGTCCATGACTTGGCCGAAAATCTCCATCCCTCATCAAGTTAAGCAGGAGGTGGCGAAGTCTGTCGGCATGTTGATTGGCGGCGCACCAGGAGCAGCAGTGGCATCCTGGTTCGCCGGTCCAAGCCGAAAGTCGGAGTTGTGAGCACGACAGCGCACACGGACACGAACAGTGAAAATAAACAACCAATAATACAAAAAACAAAGGTAACTATACCGACAAACAGCTAATAACTGTG